TCCCCATGCTAAACGTGGTGGTATTCATGAATCACAGACTCTTGAAGCTATAATGAATAAACTCAATGCTTTGGACGAAAAGTTCGCAAAAAAGACTGGATTTAAAAATCCTGTCGAATTCGCCAAAGCAAAGATGATATCGTGTACCCGGCCAGGTTGTATAAATAAGTGTAATGCAGGACATCGAGTCTGCTGGACTTGTCATTCTGGTACATGTCAAGATGCGTCTTGTCAAAGTACATCGATATGCGGCTTATACCATAAACCTCAGCATAAGAAAGATGCAAAAGTGGTTAAGTCAGCTGTTAAGAAAGCGCTTGCTCCAAAGAAGGCCGTTGTCACAAATACTGCACTTAAGCAGGGCTATAAGGAGGCGCTTGTTAATGGACCTCAAATGAAACTTGGTACTATTCATTTGGGTCTAGGTAGGATGGTTACAGCAACGGATAATCAAGGATTTACGTTGTTTGGCGGAGCGGGTGATACCCGTCTTGTTGCTAATAAGCATGCTTTTGGTAATTCTGTTGATACCAAAGTTGCGTTCCATTATGGTAAGGAAATTTGGGAATCAGACCTCAAGGAGGCTGAGCAAATTCATCCAGATCTTGTAATGTGGAAGTTGTCCAATAAAATTTTTCCATTAGCTAAACGCTTGTATATCAAAGCTACCGGGTTGAGTGACCAGTCCATAGTTGGTTCAAAAGTAGGTATCGTAGCCTACAACTCAACCTCTGATGCGACCAACTTTGAGTTCGTTCAAGGTCATGGTACGCTTTTATCTATTACCGCTGATGCAAGTGGTCCAGTATTCATTTCCAAAGTATCTACTATACTTGGAAACTGTGGTTACCCACTTTGTAATTCTGATGGTTGGGTTCTTGGAATCCACCAAATGTCTTATCCTGATCGCGTTCAAGCGATAGCCTTAACTTCAGACCTTAAGAAGAAGATTAATGGCACTCCTTTAAACTAATAAGTCCGGTCACTGACGTAGAACAGTATCGTGCATGGTATGCTATGTTTGGTATACATGACGTGATTGTTCCAGTGGCTGATGGACGTTATCGGAGGACAGATTTATTTGATAAGCATTTTAATAAAGGGAACGTTGAGCATTTGTTTCGCGCTAAACGATTCTCCAAACAAGTTGGTAAAGAAATAATGAATTATAGTTTTAAAAAATTTTGTGATATTTATCGTATTCCAATTCCGAATGGCTATCGAAAAGCATTTAAGAATTTGGAAGCAGGCTTTAAAAGCGCTGCTAAGTATGATAGAGCACAACCTGAAGATATTGATGAAGCCGCCTGGGCATTGTCCGGTGAGTGGACGAAGATCAATTTTAAGGATATGAACGGATCACGGGTTTTAGGACTCGATGTTTGTATTAATGATTGTAAGAAAACTAGTTCATGTGGTTATCCATGGAATCTCAAGTGGCACACTAAGGCTGAAGCAATTGAAGCTGGCGTTGTGGAGTCTATTTGTACTTCATACTGGGATAACATTCGTGGTGGGGCCTTCGAACGAATAACCCCTATATTTAATAGTAGTCAAAAGGTGGAACTTAGAGATGTTACTAAACTCCGTGAGAATAAACTCCGAACGTTTACTGCTGCCCCTATGGAGCACTCTATAAGCCTTAATCGATTTTGTCTTGATCAGAATAATCGATTTTACGATTCACATAATCGTAATTGGTCAACTGTTGGATGTACTAAGTACTTGGGGGAATGGAATGCTCTGTATCGTCGTTTGGCGAGATGTGGTACCCCCCGTCAGGATCAATTTGAGCGTAATGCTTTCGAATTAGACGAAAGTGCTTTCGATTCATCTTTGTATCGTAAAGCAATGTATGGACAACGTGATATTCGTTGGTCTATGCTTGATCCTGTGGAGCAAACCTCCGACAATAAAACGCGGTTTTTCGCGTTGTATGATGCTATTGTCGAGAGTGTCATAATTTTGGAAACTGGAGAAGTGATTCGCAAGGCTACAGGCAATCCGTCTGGTAGCGCCAATACTATAGTCGATAATACAATGATATTGTTTCGGCTATTGGCCTATGCTTGGATACTTCTACACCCTGAACGGAAAACGACCACTTATTTTGAATTTAAAGATAATGTGGAAGCGGCCCTTTGTGGTGATGACAATACTTTTTGCGTTTCAGACGCAGTTGTCGGGTGGTTCAATGCAACCAGTGTTTCAAAAATTTGGAGCGTTTTAGGGATAGTTACAACTTCCCCCTGTTACACTCCGCGACCTTTGAGAGAATGTAGATATTTGTCTCAAGGCTTCGAGTGGGATGCGTCCCTAAATATATACCTGCCATCTCCTGAACCTTCTCGGGTACTTAGTGCTTTGATGTGGGGTAGTGAACTCGATGATGTTCGCTGGCACTTGTTACGTGCGCATGCTTTGCGATGTGATTCTTACGGAAATCAAGAGCTCCGTGTCATATTGCAAAGATACATTGTTTATTTGAATCAAGTTCATCGCGATGATCTTGTGGGTGTTTGTAATACTATTCCGATAGAGGAAATTCAAGGAGTGTGGCGGTCAGATACAGCTTTAAAAGCTGCTTATACTGGAGCCGAGTCTAAAATCTCCGGACCACCGACGAATAACAATTTGCTTAATGAGATGCTTGAGTCAATGGAGCTCTCTCCTGTTGCGGCCTGAGAGCTGCCGCAATAAAGTTTGTATTTGTATAAGTGTATAGAGACCATCAAAACAAACCTATGACCAAGTCAAAAGCTCAGAAAGCGCGTGCGCGTAGACGTCCTGGTGTTGCCCGGCGTCGCCCTCTTCAAAAGTTGAAAGGGAAGAATGCAACTGCGATGGTCCCGTATACGGGCCGTGCGAAAGTCAAT